CCGCGAGCTGGTGGAAGTAATCCGTGATCCACTCATGGCGCTTGGGCTTCATCGATTGCTTGAAGTCCACAATCGCCAGCTGCCCCCGGTATTCCGCTACCAGGTCGGTCGTCCCCGCATAGCGAGCGTCGTAATGCAGCGCGACTTCTGAACCGTGAACCATGTCCAGGTACTTGAAGTAGTTGTTGATCAGGGCAAAAGCCATCTGGTGACCGCGCAAAGCTAACCAATCCTGACCTATGGTTAACGGCTCGTTGGCCAAGAAGGACTCGATCGTTAAGTGCATGTGAGTACCTACATACGCTGCATCGCGCTTGATTCTGTCTGCTTCAGTTTTTCCGACGCGATCTTCCCACTCCTTGAGCTTGGCCTGGTCCTTGGTTTTGTCGAGGATGGTTGTGACGGAAGGGACCCCCCGAAAGCCTGGCACCTTGTAGACGCGGCCGGTGAGGGCGTCCTCGCGGGCGATGAAGGGGTAGTGGAACCGCTCGCCGTGTCGAATCAGATGAGCCATTGTCGGATGTCCTCTCCAAGAACCTGGGTGGCAATGTCGATCTTATCGCGCAGCGCCTGGACGATCTTCTCGTCCACGGTCTTCGGAGCGATCAGGTCGATGTAGGTCACGTTTTTGGTCTGCCCGATCCGATGAGCGCGGTCCTCGGACTGCAAGCGTTTCTCCAGATCAAAGCTGTTGCTGTAATACACCACCGTATTGGCCGCGGTCAGTGTCAGGCCATAGCCGCCAGTGCTGGGATTGCCGATGAAAAAGCGCAGCGGCTTATCGGGGTTCTGGAAGTCCGCCACCACGCGTTGGCGTTCATCGCCTTCTGTGTCGCCGTAGTAGGTGCCCACGGAATCCATGCCGTAGGCCTTTTGCAGGGCAAGCTTGATGGTCTCGATGTCGTGACGATAAGTGGCCCAGATGATGATCTTGCCGTCCGTCTCTTCGATCACGTCGAGCAGCTCGTCCACCCGATGGTTAGGCAACGAGACCACATCGCCGTTGTCCATCTTGACGTGGCCGCAGACGATCTGATGCAGCCGCATCAACTGGGTGAGCGCATTGACCGTGCTGACCAAGCCGCCACCAATCTGTGCCAGCGCCATGGCCTTCATTTGGTTGTAGGCTGCCGTTTGCTCATCCGTCAGGTCCACCTCCCGCTTGACGTAAAGCTTATCCGGAAGGTCCAGGCACTCTTCCTTCTTCACCCGGAAGCTGAACCGGTCGAGCTTTTGCTTCAACTCATCAAGTCGACGGTAACCGACGATCTGCTTGAACGAATGGGATGCCAACTGCCGCTCTATAGTGATCGCGTACCTCGCCTGAAAGCCATAGTAGCTGTGCATGTTCAAGCACTGCGGTGACAGGAACTCACACTGCTGATACAGGTCCAACGGTGACTTGGTCACCGGTGACCCGGTCATGATCCGGCGATACCTGGCACCCTTGCCAATCTTCTCCGTGTTCCTGCTCCGGGACGACGTCGGCGTCTTGATGGTCGTGCTTTCATCGATCGCCATCAACGCATCATGGCCCAGCAGGAACCGCTTGGCGTATTCCGTGCCCTTCTTGGTCGAGAACGCCTCGACGTTCATCAACAGGATCTTCAGGTCCTCACTGACCTCGAACAACCGGTCCAGCGCTTCGCGTTCCGCCTTGCGCGGATTGGGTGACCACACGGCCATGCGGTAGACCACATGTGCGGGCATGTGTTTGGGGATTTCAGTGTCGTACCAGTTGCGATACACACCCTTGGGAGCGACGATCAACGCCGCGTTGATCTTGCCCTGGTCATAGAGCAGCGCCGCGTTGTTGATGAGCATGAAGCTCTTACCGGTGCCCATGTCCGCGAACAATGCAGCGACTGGCTTGTCCCAGAAGCGATGCAAATATGCCGCTTGATGGGCAAAGGGCTTGTTTTTGAACGGATAAGTGGCAAGAAATTGGTCCATGATGTCTCTCTTTCTAACAAGGCTTGACATGCCCTGGTGAAGCTAGTGTACACTGGCTCCTCGATTCGAGAAAGGAGAACGAAGTGCCCACCGTCTACGTCGTGTCTGAAACCACGACTCACAACATTGCGTCCGCCTTGGATTACGGCCGGATTGAGCCTATCTTGCCACCCAACACGCAAATCGTGTTCTCAGTGGTCCCAACGGTGCGTCGCATCCAAAGGAAACTGGAAAAATTCTCCGATGCGGACTACCTGCTCCTCATCGGCGACCCGTCTGCAATCGGCATATGCTGTGCCGTTGCTGCCTCCCGTAACCACGGGAGATTCAAGTGCCTCAAGTGGGACAAGCTGGAACGCCGCTACATCCCCATTGAGGTTGACCTCTTCAAGAAAGGAGAATCCGATGACACTTACGAGTTTATTTGAGAACGACGCCGATGCTCTGAAGGTTTCCGATGAGTCCGTCTCAGGGCTCGCGAACCTTGCCAAGCGCGCCAAGATGCTGGAACGCGAGATCGAGGACCTGCAAGCGTCGCTGAAGGAAAAAGAGGACAGCTACCGGCTATTGACGGAGAACACAATCCCTGAGGCCATGACTCAGGCAGGCATGCGGAAGTTTGTGATGGAAGACGGCTCGATGATCGATATCAAGCCCTTCTACGGCGCAAGCATCCCCAAGGCCCGGCAGGCGGAAGCCTTCCAGTGGCTGCGCAAGCACGGCTTTGACGACATCATCAAGAACACCGTGAGCGTGCGCTTCGGGCGCAACGAGGACGAACTCGCCGCTCGCATGATTCAGCTTCTCCGCGGTCAGGGGTACCTCCCTGAACAGTCGGAGAAGGTGGAGCCCCAGACCCTCAAGGCCTGGGTGAAGGAACGGGTCGAGAAGGGGCAGCCCGTCGACTCAGAACTCTTTGGCGTCTTCATCGGCCAGAAGGCCGTGATTGCAACGCCGAAGAAAATCTAATCACGAACGAAGGAACGTTAACCATGGCTAAGAACGAAGTTGCAACGAAGAACACGACCGAGCTGGCAATCCTCAGTGACCTGGAGCAGGACGCAAACGCGGGCTTTGGGGGCATGACCCAGGACGACTACGCACTGCCTTTCCTGCGGCTCTTGACCAACACCAGTCCCGAAGTCGGCAGCCTCGACGGTGCGATGCCCGGCATGGTCCTGAACACGGTGACCGGGGAGCTTTTTGACGGCAAGAAGGGCATTCTTGTGGTGCCGTGCGCCTATGTCCGCCAGTACATCGAGTGGGCTCCGCGCGGGCAAGGTAGCGGTGCACCCGTGCACATCTATCCCGCGACGAGTGACATCCTGACGCAGACGCACCGCGAGCCGGGGGATAACAAGGACTATCTGGAAAACGGCAACTACATCGAAAACACCGCCAATCACTATGTGATGGTGTTGGACGAGAATGGCGTGCCGAGCCCCGCGCTGATCACCATGAAGTCCACGCAGCTCAAGAAGAGCCGCAAGTGGAACAGCATGATGCAGTCGGTCAAAATGCAGGGCAAGAACGGGCTGTTCACGCCGCCGATGTACAGCCAGGTCTACCGTCTGTCCACGACCGCGGAGTCCAATGACAAGGGCAAGTGGTTTGGCTGGGAGATCGAGCGTGTGGGTCCGGTCGAGTCCCAGAATGTCTATCAGACCTGCAAGTCCTTTGCCCAGTCGGTCAGCGCCGGTGACGTGAAGGTCAAGCACGAAGGTGCAGAGGCGAGCTCCGACGCGCCGTTCTGATCGTTGCAGCAAGGGGGATGGCTATGGGGTCATCCCCCGTTTGATATAGAAAGAAGAAATGGACATCACACGATTCAAGGCGATCTTCAGCGGTCTTGATGTTGCCTATGGCACCTACCGCATTGAAGGTTCAAAGGAAAGCGGTAAGCAGGCGGGCAAAGCTGTTGTCGTTCGTAAGCCTCCGACTGACGACCTGTGGATCAAGCATCTGGAGGGCGTGGAGCCGTCACTCGGGATCATCCCAATCCGAGCTGACAACTCCTGCATATGGGGCTGTATCGACATCGATCAGTATCCCCTGGACCACCTCGGGCTCATTCAAAAGATCCGCAAACAGGATCTGCCGCTTGTGGTCTGTCGAAGCAAGTCGGGCGGTGCGCACGTGTTTCTCTTTGTCAAAGAGCCGATCCCCGCTGCCGCCATGCAGCGCTACCTCAAGGCCTGTGCCGCGGTCCTTGGTGAGGCAGGTCGTGAAATCTTCCCCAAGCAGGCGGAGATCTTGGTCGAGCGTGGCGACACCGGCAACTTCCTCAATCTGCCCTATTTTGGCGGGGACCAGACCATGCGTTATGCCATCCGTGACGATGGCAGCGCCGCGACCCTCGCAGAGTTTTACGCCCTCTATGACCAGTGGGTACAGCCGCCCGACATCCAACCGCCCGAAGAACCAAAGAAGCCCGATCACCCGATCAAGGACGGCCCACCGTGCCTCCAGGCCATCTGTGCTCAGGGCGTGCCTGAAGGAACACGCAACAACGCACTCTTTAACATCGCCGTCTACCTGAAGAAGGCGCATGACACCCACTGGGAAGACAAGCTTGTTGAGCACAACATCAAGTACGTTGCGCCGCCGCTTCCCAACAACGAACTTCAAATCATCATCAAGCAGCTGGGCAAGAAGGAATACAAGTACAAGTGCAAGGACGCGCCGATCAACAGCTTCTGCAACCCAGGACTGTGCCGCACGCGCAAGTACGGGATCGGGGCTGATGGCCCGGATGCACCGGCCATGTCCAGCCTGTCCAAATACAACAGTGAACCGCCGCTTTGGTTCCTGGACATCAACGGCAAACGCATCGAGCTCGACACCGAAAGCCTCTTCAATCAGCCCGCCTTCCAGAAGGCCTGCGTTGAAAAGCTTAATGTGCTGCCGCCCACGCTGCGTCGCCAGGACTGGGAACAGGTGCTGAACCAGTTGCTGCGCGAGATGGTCGAGACCGAGCAGATCGTTGAAGCACCGGAGGACGTAGGCCTGACCGGCCGATTCAATGACCTACTCGAAGAGTTCGCGGCTCACTTGCAACAGGCCATGGACCGTGATGAGATTCTCATGGGCCGTCCTTGGGTGAACGAGGAAGAGGCCAGGGTTTACTTCCGAATGAAGGACCTCGAAAGCCATCTGGTACGCAACAACTTCAAAGGACTGGCCACTGCCAAGATCGCTCAACGACTGCGTGACCTGGGCGGCGAGCCGATCAGTCTGTTTTTGAAAGGGCGCGCCGTGCGGTGCTGGAAGATGCCCGCGTTCGCCAAACAGGACTCACCATTCGCGACCCCGGAACAACAAAAAGGGAGCCCATTTTGACCCTCAAAATCGAAGGACACGACGACGCTATCCTCGGACCGGCCATGATCTGGAAGGACGACGGGCGTCATGTGGAAGTACTGGTCTACGACGCCGAGAAGATCCGTGAGACGCTCATGAAGCGCGATGGCATGAGTCACGACGAGGCCCGTGAGTTCATCGAGTTCAACATCGAAGGTGCCTACGTCGGACCAGACACACCGATCCTTGTTTGGACCCAGGATGAATTTGGTTGGGATGACGACGTCCCACTGGAGGGCACATGAAGATCACCAAAGTCTTCGGTCCCCCTGGCAGTGGCAAGACGACCTTCCTTCTGAACATCGTCCAGACCGAGCTGGACCAAGGCACCTCGCCCATCAAAATCGGCTACTTCGCCTTCACGAAGAAGGCTGCCACTGAAGCGCGCGACCGCGCCATCGACAAGTTCCCGCACCTGCGCCCCGAGACCGACTTCCCGTGGTTCAGGACGCTGCACAGTCTTGCCTACCGATGCTTGGGCCTGGGCAAGAAAGACATGATGACGCCTGAGAACTACAAGGAATTCGCCCGCGAGGCAGGCATCGAAGTGTCGGTTGACAGCGGGGACGATGAATTCATGGCGAGCGCCGACCACCCGGTGCTGAACGAGATCAACATCGCGCGGATCAAGGGCCTTGATCTACGGGAGCACTACAACCGCTCCGGTGTTGAAATCGAGTGGTACTTCTTCGAGTACATCGAGCGCGCTTACCGGCACTACAAAGACTCCCGCAATCTGCTGGACTTCACCGATCTGCTGGAGCTGATCGTGCAGCAACCTAACCGGCTGCCAACCCTCGAAGCGCTGATCATTGACGAGGCACAAGATCTCTCCGCACTGCAATGGAGGCTGGTAGAGCAGCTCGCGCTGCGCTCCCAGCGCTGTTTTCTGGCAGGCGACGATGACCAGGCCCTTTACACATGGGCCGGTGCCGATGTTGGAAGTTTCTTGAACTTCGAGGGCGACGTCCTTGTGCTGGACCAGTCCTACCGCGTCCCGGCCAAGGTGCACCAGCTCGCAAACGCCGTCGTCAACCGGATCCAAAAGCGCCAGCCCAAGACCTGGAAGTCACGCGCGGAAGCTGGCACCGTCCGCTATCACAATGACTTCCGCTACGTGGACGTCACTCAGGGCGAGTGGCTCGTGCTCGCAGCCGCCAACTACATGCTCACCGATATGCATGAGTGGCTCAAGAGCCAAGGCCTGTTGTTCGAGCGCCACGGACAACGGTCCATTTCAGAGACTGTTATTCAGGCCGTCATCGGCTGGGAGCGCCTAAGAAAGGGCCAAGAGGTAGACTTCCGGACGGTCCAGATCATCTACAAGTACCTCGACAGCACGTTGGTCAAGCACGGCTACAAGATGCTGCGCACCGCTGATCCCGACATCTTCTACTCCATGGCCAAACTGAAGGCCGACCACGGGCTCTTGTCCGATGTCATCTGGCATGAGGCGTTGACCAAGATCGGCGAGGACAAGCGCAACTACATCATCGCGCTCCTGCGCCGCGGCACGCGGATCACGGGCAAGGCCTCCATCAAGCTCTCCACCATCCACGGTGCCAAGGGCGGCGAGGCCGACAATGTCCTCCTGATGCTGGACCTCACGACCAAATTCGCCAAGGACTACAACAAGAACTCCGATGACATCAATCGGTTACTCTACGTCGGCATCACCCGCGCCAAACAGGCACTGCACTTGGTGCTGCCCAAGAACCAACAGAAGGCGTTCAAACTGTGACGAAACGCGATACGCGGACCATGGCCCTCTTTCCACGTCAATCCGAATGGGTGCCTCCTCAATCCTTTCCCAACCTGTCTGAAGCAAAGGAGATCGCAATTGATCTGGAAACGTGTGATCCAAACATGGAATCGATGGGCCCAGGCTGGCCGCGACGCGATGGCTACATTGTGGGATTTGCGGTGGCAGTGGATGGCTGGGCAGGTTATTTTCCTGTTGGCCATGCTGGTGGCGGTAATCTTGATCGCCGCATTGTCGAACGATGGGTAAAAGACGTCCTGCTCACCGACGCCGACAAGATCATGCACAACGCCGCCTACGATCTCGGGTGGCTCCGCGCATCAGGCTTCACGGTCAACGGCCGGATCATCGACACGATGATCGCCGCGCCCCTGCTGGACGAGAACCGCTTCAGCTTCGCGCTCAACAGCCTGGGCTTTGACTACCTCAAAGAGGTCAAGAGCGAACAAGGGCTCAAGGAAGCTGCCCAGGATTTCGGCGTTCACGCCAAGAAGGAGCTCTGGAAACTGCCCGCCATGCATGTCGGCGAGTACGCCGAACAAGACGCTGCGCTCACGCTCAAGCTCTGGCACCACCTCCGCAGCATGCTCCGACAAGACGAAGTCGAGTCCATCTTCACCCTGGAATCCGAGCTCCTCCCTGTGCTGGTTGACGTTACCTATCGAGGCCTGAGTTTTGATAGGGAGAAGTGCGAGCAGTTGTTGCACGACCTGCGCAAAAAGGAAAAGGAGCTGCTTGCCACGATCAAGTCCCAGACCGGGGGCATGGCCGTGGACATCTGGGCAGCGGCCAGCATTGCCGCAGCGTTTGATCGGCTGGGGGTGCAATATCCGCGGACCGCGAACGGCGCGCCGAGCTTCACGAAGTCCTTCCTCGACTCTCACGACCATCCCATGGCCAAGATGATTGTGGAAGCGCGTGAGCTCAACAAGACCCACGGCACGTTCCTCGATCCCTACATGCGACACAGCAGCACGGACGGCCGCATTCACACACACTTCAACCAGCTGCGCTCTGACGACGGCGGCACGGTCACCGGGCGGCTATCGGCGGCCAACCCCAACCTGCAACAGGTCCCCGCCCGCCACGAGATCATCGGGCCCATGGTCCGCAGTCTTTTTCTTCCTGAGGACGGCCAGCTCTGGGCGGCGAATGACTTCTCGTCTCAAGAACCGCGGCTCTTGGTCCACTACGCTACCCTCTTGAACCTGCCTGGTGCCGAACGGATGGCCGACGCCTATCGCGCCGATCCCAACACCGACTTCCACCAGATGGTCGCGGACATGGCAGGCATCAAACGCAAGGCCGCCAAGACCATCGGGCTCGGACTCATGTACGGCATGGGCAAACAGAAACTCGCCAACAGCCTGGATCTGCCCCTGGACGAAGCCTCTGACCTGATCAGCACCTTCCATCAGAAGGTGCCGTTTCTGCGTGGCACGGTCGACGCCGTCATGAAGCGTATCGAGCACCCGGCCTCCGGCGGCGCGATCCGCACACTGCTCGGTCGCAAGTGCCGCTTCCCCCTCTGGGAACCCGTCGAGTGGGGCGTCAACAAGGCACTGCCCTACGAACAGGCCATCATTGAGTACGGACAACGGATCAAGCGCTCCGGGACCTACAAGGGCCTGAACCGGCTCATCCAGGGTTCTGCGGCCGATCAGACCAAAGCTGCGATGCTCGCGCTTCACAAAGCAGGCTTTCGGATCCTGCTCCAGGTCCACGACGAGCTGGCGCTCTCGGTCAACACCGTCGAAGAAGCCCGCGAGGCCGCTGACATCATGGCCAAAGTTGTTCGCCTGGAAGTCCCCTCGCGCGTTGATGTCGAGACTGGACGAAGCTGGGGAGAGGCGGCATAATGAAACCCGTCTCCTCTGTTGATGTCTGGGTTTGAGCCGGGATGGTTCCCGGCTCTTTTTACGAGAAAGGAGAAATCGTGGACTTTGGACCACCCGGTCAAAAAAAGTACGCAGGCCTGATCAACGGCATCTATGAGCGCAAGCCGCCCCGCAAGCGGCAAAAGCGATTTAGACCCAAGCAGCCAAAACAGGTTAATCGGGAATCGCCGTCCCAACGCCCAGGCAAGCGCTATAAGGCCATCATCATCCCCGAAGAGACCTACGTGAAGCTCCATGAAATGGGACGCCTTTACCAGGTGAGCTTCGGCCGTATCGTTGCCGCCTTGGTCGAGCCCGCCTTCGAGGAAGCCTACCAGGACTCCTTGTTGCTCGCCCGCATCGAAGAGACCCGACAGAAGGAGAAAGAACTTGCCGAACAGCAAAAACTCAAGCGCGGCCGCCCACGTAAAACGGACCAAGAGCCAGAAGTACCCGACGACAATAAGCCTGCCCGTCGAAATCACTTTTGAGCACTGGCCCGCACTCGCTCACGAGGGCCTGCCTGCAATGGTCGACATCCAACAGATCTCTCTGACCATCGTCGGCCCCGGCGGCCAGCCTCGCACAATCGACATCACTAAGACCTTCTCTGAGGATCAAATCATGCTGCTTGAAGACGAGATCCTTGATCAAGGCTCTTGACACGTGTCACGAGAGGCGTGCTACGATGTGATCTCTTCGTACAGAAAGGAGAAATTAGATGAGTCAGCCAACCCCTATCCCTTGGCCCTTCCCTCTCTGGGACGGTAAGGGATTTTCTTGTCCGCCCATCCCAAAGGAGCCCAAACCCAAACGCACTTACCCCGAGGGCGAGGAGGCCCCGTTCTGATGATCATCAACAACACCATCGTCAAAGGCCGCCGTGAGACGCTCTTCTGCGTCGACACCGGCAAGGTCCGCATTGGTTGCGCCTACGTCCCACCTCCGATGGAGATGCTGGACGAGGAGCTCATCATCCAAAAGGCCATGCTCCCGAAAGCGAAACGCTTGCCGTGGTCCAAGGACGCCGTTCTCGGTGTCTTCATGTTCTTCTGCTTCATTGCCACCCTCATCATCTACATCTACGAGTAACCATCATGACCAAGAAATCAAAAGCCCAAACCATCCGTGACGCCCTCATCGCCGATCCCAAGGCATCTGCCAAGGACATCGCAGCGCGGCTTAATGTTCGCGTACAGGCCGTCTACCAGGCCCGCTGGGAGATGAAGCATCGCCCGTCGAAGAAGGCTGCCAATAAGACCGCCAAGAACCCCATTGCCAAGGCCGCCGCGCAAGCCGCTGAACTGCTCCTGCAGGTCGAACCCCCGGCCCAGGGTCTCGTCATAGGCGTCGATGACATCCTGATCCAGCGCGGGCTGCGCTATGGCAAGTTCAAGGACCGCGCACAACTGACCCAGGAGCTCAAGCGCGTCATGGTTCGCCATGCGAGCGCCGTTAACACGACCTTCACCGACAGCCAGTGGGAAGCCCTCGAAATGATCGCGCACAAGATCGCACGGATCGTGAACGGCGACCCTAACCACGTCGATTCCTGGACCGACATCGCCGGTTACGCCAAGCTCATCGCCGATGAGCTCGAAGGCACCG